AGCCTTGATTGCGGGGTTCAAGGAAATGAAACGCACCAAGTTTGACAAGGGAATCATGGAGCGAGTGTTTGATGAGCAGTACATCGAGCGTCAAAAAGAGGCGATTCGGCTATCCAAACAACCCCAGTTTTACAAACCCTCACAGCAACCCCCACCAATGCACCCTGCACAACAAGCCCAACCCGGCCAATTCCGAACGATCACAACCGACAACACAGGCGGCGGGTTTCTTGGTGGTCTTGGGCTTGGGGGCATATTCAAATGAACATCATCACGATTGACTTTGAAACAGCCTACGGCGGTGACCTTGGGTTCGCCAAGCAGACCACTGAGGAATACATTCGGGACCCACGCTTTGAGGTTATCGGTGCGGCAGTACAGGTAAACGATGGTGAGCCGGTGTGGTTCAGCGGTACGCACCAAAAGATGCTGGACTTCCTGAACAAGTACGACTGGAAGAACTCTCTTGCACTGGCGCACAACGCACCATTCGACGGGGCCATCCTGAATTGGCAGTACGGTATTACACCCAAGGGTTGGCTGGATACGCTGAGTATGGGTCGGGCGCTTCACGGTACGCAAGTGGGTGGAAGCCTCGCAGTGTTGGCCCAGCATTACGGCATCGGTGTCAAGGGTGAGCAGGTCAAGCAGTACATCAATTACTTCCGCAAGACTTTCACCAAGGAAGAGCTGGCCGACTACGGCAACTACTGCAAGAACGATGTGAAGCTGACGTGGGATTTGTTTGGGCACATGAGCGTGGGCTTCCCGAAGATTGAGCTACGCCTGATTGACCTGACCGTGCGCATGTTCACCGAGCCAGTGTTGCAGTTGGACAAGGGGATGTTGGAACACCACTTGACCATAGAGAAGGCGCGTAAAGCCGAGTTGCTTGCCGCTTTTGACAAAGACATATTGATGAGCAACCCGCAGTTTGCCAACTTACTTGTATCGTTTGGTGTTACGCCGCCAATGAAGAAGAGCCCAGCCACAGGGAAACAGACCTTTGCGTTCTCTAAGACAGATGAGGAGTTCAAGGCTTTGTTGGAGCACCCAGATACTCGGGTACAAGCAGTAGTTGCGGCCCGGCTGGGAACGAAGTCAACCATTGAGGAGACGCGAACCGAGCGGTTTATTGGTATCGCCTCCCGAGGGCCAATGCCAGTTCCCCTACGCTACTACGCCGCCCACACAGGACGGTGGGGTGGTGACGACAAAATAAATTTGCAGAACCTGCAACGCACATCGCCTTTGAAGAACGCCATCCTTGCACCCTATGGTGACGTGATGATTGACTCAGACTCATCGCAGATTGAGGCACGGACGCTGGCATGGCTGGCTGGACAGAACGACTTGGTGGAGGCATTTGACCGTGGCGAAGACGTATACAAAATCATGGCATCGGCTATCTATGGCAAAGCGATCAGCGCAATTACGAAGGATGAACGGTTTGTCGGTAAGACGACGATTCTTGGGGCTGGCTATGGTATGGGTGCGGCTAAGTTTAGAGCGCAACTCAAAACTTTTGGAGTGGAGGTACCAGAGGATGAGGCGAAACGAATCATCGACACGTACCGAACTACCTACCCAAAGATCACCGCACTTTGGAAAGCGGCGGCAAATGTCCTCCCCGCAATCATCAGTGAACAGACCACATCCTTTGGTCGGGACGGCATTCTCAAAGTAGATGGGTCGGACGGCATCTTGTTGCCCAACGGACTGCGCTTGAAGTACCCCAATTTGCGGCAAAAAGTAGATGAGGAGAGCGGCAAGGTCGAGCTTGTGTACGACACTAAGAAGGGTAAGGCAGTCATCCCCAACCGAATCTATGGCGGCAAGGTGATTGAGAACGTATGCCAAGCCCTTGCACGTATCGTGATCGGTGAACAGATGCTGATGATCGCCAAGAAGTACCGTGTGGTCATGACTGTGCATGACGCCGTGGCTTGTATTGCACCGGAGGCCGAGGCTGAAACAGCTAAGGAGTACGTTGAATTGTGTATGCGTATCCGCCCGTCGTGGGCACCCGAGCTACCCCTGAACTGTGAAGCAGGGTATGGCAAATCTTATGGAGACTGTTAATGAGAAAACTGCTTAGAAACTTTGTGGTGTGGGTGATGGGGGCGAATAACAGGGACGACAGGGCCGTGTTAAGCGCTGAGCAAGATATACAAAACCACCTTCAAGCCTCATTCCGACTCGGCATGATAAATGCCTCGAATGGACGTATATTGGAGATGTCCACGTACAAGCGCAACCCCCACGGCCCTGACTGGACAAGCGAGTTGTTTATCGTCCCCGAAGACCAAACCCTTGCCGAGTGCATCTCAACAATCCTAACCGTCAAAGGACTCACATGAGTATCGTCTGGTCGTTCAGTAGCCTGAAAACATTTCAGCAGTGCCCCAAGAAGTACTATCACACCAAGATAGCCAAGGACGTTGTTGAGCCTGACACAACGGCGACGCTGTACGGCAAGACTGCTCATACCGTAGCAGAAGAATACATTCGGGATGGCAAGCCAATCCCGCCACAGTTCGAGTACATGAAGGACACGCTGGATGCCCTGAACAACATTGAGGGTGAAAAGCTGTGCGAGGTGAAGCTGGGCTTGACCAAAGACTTGAAGGCTTGCGAGTTCAGTGCGCCCGATGTGTGGTGGCACGGCATTGCCGACTTGGTTGTGTTGAATGAGGAAAAGGGTTTGGCGCACTCTGCTGACTACAAGACCAGCAAGAGCGCACGGTACGCAGACACCAAACAGCTCGACCTTGTGGCGGCTGGCATCTTTGCGAAGTTCCCCAAGATCAACAGGGTGAAGTCGGCACTCATCTTCACGGTGAGCAAGGAGTTTGTGAAGGCCGAGCACCACAGAGAAATGATGCCAAAGTACCTAGAGAAGCCAACAAAAGATGTTGCGCGGATTGAGGCGGCGTTGGAAAATGGGGTGTGGAATCCCAGCAGTGGGCCACTGTGCAAGTTCTGTGCAGTCAAGCAGTGCGAGTACAACAGGAGTTGAAATGACAGAAGACGAAAAAAACCAAGCGGCGGCTTACATCAAGTTGCATGAGGATGTGAGGCAGTTGGTAAAGGAATCGTTAATTCAGATTCTTATGCAGTACGACCATGATCTTGTAAAAATAATTCAGGACGTAACTCTTGGCAACCCCTCTTTTGACATTCGAGTTAAGCAAGTAATAACCAACCAAATGCAGAAATACTAAGGAGTCATCATGCCCTACGTAAACAAACCCCGACCCTACAAAAAAGAATACGAGCAACAGAAAGCTCGTGGTGAACATGAAACCAGAATGGATAGACAACGTGCAAGAAACGAGATGGACAAGAAGGGCATTGACCGTACTGGAAAGGACATCGACCATGTGGTTCCCTTGTCCAAGGGGGGAACAAATGCTAAGAGCAATCTTAAGCTCAAGACCCCGAGCGCCAACCGTTCATTCACCCGCAACTCTGACCACACGGTCAAAACCAACAAGCCAAAAAAATGAACTTATCAGAGTATGAGTGGCCCCGTCCCCACGGGTTCACCCCGTTCGATCATCAGAAGATTACAGCCGAGTTCCTAACGACCAACAACAAGGCGTTCTGCTTTAACGAGCAAGGTACAGGCAAGACAGCATCAGTGATTTGGGCAGTTGATTATTTGATGCAACGAGGGTTAGTGAAGCGTGTGTTGGTGATCTGCCCTTTGTCGATCATGAAGTCGGCATGGCAACAGGACTTGTTCAAGTTTGCAATCCACCGCACTGTGTCGGTTGCACATGGTTCTGCCAAGAAGCGCAAAGAGATCATCAATGCGGGGTCAGAGTTTGTCGTCATCAATTTTGATGGAGTTGGAATCGTCAAGAACGAACTACTCAAGGGCGGGTTCGACTTGATCGTTGTAGACGAAGCGTCAGCGTATAAGAATGCTCAGACAGTTAGATGGAAAGATTTGCGTGACCTAACAAAAGTTATACGTGGCTTATGGATGCTCACTGGAACACCGGCGGCTCAAGCGCCTACGGATGCTTACGGATTGGCAAAGCTGGTCAACCCCCACGGCATCCCAATGTTCTATGGACAGTTCAGAGATCAGGTCATGACCAAGGTCAGTGAGTACCGCTGGATACCCCGCCCTGAATCAAAGCACATCGTACACAGGGCACTCCAACCCGCCATTCGGTTCGAGAAGAAGCAGTGTCTTGACCTGCCCCCTGTGACTTTCACCGAGCGTGATGCCCCCTTGTCCCCCCAGCAGTTGAAGTACTACAACGTGCTCAAGAAGCAAATGCTGATCGAGGCCGATGGGGAAGAAATCTCCGCAGTCAACGCCGCCGTGAAGCTCAACAAGTTGCTTCAAATATCCGGCGGTGCTGTGTATACGGATACTGGAGAAGTCCTAGAGTTCGATGTGTCGGGCCGACTGAATGTGGTGCAGGAAGTAATCGACGAAACCAGCAATAAAGTACTTGTGTTTGTTCCGTTCACGCACACCATCGAGTTGCTTGAGAAGCACTTGGTCAAGCACGGCATCACCTGCGAAGTCATCAATGGAGATGTGCCTGTCAATAGACGCTCCGAATTGGTAAAACAATTTCAGGACGGTGTACACCCCAAAGTTCTCATCATCCAACCACAAGCGGCATCCCACGGACTTACCCTAACTGCTGCCGACACGATCATCTGGTACGCTCCCTGCTCCAGCGTGGAGACGTATCTACAAGCCAATGCCCGAATTGACCGCCCCGGTCAGGTCAACCCAATGACCATCGTGCATATAACAGGCAGTCCGATAGAGACAAAGATGTACGCCCACCTGCGGGGCAACATTGCACACCACACGAAAATTATTGATTTGTACAAGCAAGAAATAATTTCCGAAGGTACTTGACAATGTTAAGTTCTGTGATAGACTAAAACCTCAAAACAACTGGAGCTAACTATGGACGCATTAGAAGTTCAGGGGGAACAACCCTCTATCCCCCTCGACAAACTCACCGCCATCTACATCAAGATGCGCGATGCCAAAGACAAACTCACCGCAGACTACAAACAGCAGTACGCCCATTTGGAAGAACAGATGAGTGTGCTTGAGCTGGAGATGCTTGAGATTTGCAAGAACATGAATGCCGACAGCATTCGCACAAAAGCTGGCACGATTGTTCGTTCCGTAAAGTCACGGTACTGGACGAATGATTGGGATTCTATGTATCGCTTCATCAAAGATAACGATGCGTATGGCCTGCTGGAAAAGAGACTTCATCAGACACACATGAAAGAGTTTCTTTCCGAGAATCCCGACCTGCTCCCTATGGGCTTGAACGTAGAGAGCGAATACACCGTGGTTGTTAGACGTTCTAAGGAAAATTGAAAAATGAGTGAAGACCAGCAATTGAGAGTGGAAGCAGTGCGCCTTGCGGTGAAAGCCCTTGAATCCTGTTCCGTTGAAATGGAAAACCTTGTCGAAATGGCTTCCAAAATTTACACCTTTATTAGTGGAGAAACAAAATGAGCAACATTACTTTGCTGAACCAAGACCTCCCCGACTTTCTGCAAACCGCTGGAGTCAGTGAGCTTACAAAACAACTCGCTGGTCGCACTGGCGTTAAACGAATCGTCCCCAAGAACGGAATCTTCCGCAAGGTTGTGGGCGGTGAAGAGATGGGTAAGGTCAAAGGCGACTTGAATGTTGTCGTTGTCAATGCTTCCCCCAAAGTTGGTCGTATCTTCTACGCAAAACAATGGAGCCCCGAAGCTGAGCCAACCGCACCTGACTGTTTCTCCAATGACGGCAATGTGCCCGATGCAGGTTCCGTGAATAAGCAATCTGACCGTTGCGATTCATGCGAGCAAAACATCAAGGGTTCAGGTATGGGCAACTCCAAAGCTTGCCGCTACTCACGCCGCATCGCTGTGACGTTGGAAGAAGACTTCGGTACTTCCCTCGAAGGTTCTGTGTACCAAATGAACTTGGCCTCCAAGTCTTTGTTTGGTGAAAGTGTCGGCGACAACACGCACCCCTTTGAGAGCTACACCAAGTACTTGGCCAACAACGGCAAGAGCTTGGACTACGTTGTTACACAGTTGAGCTTCAATGAAGACAACGACAACCAGTCCATCCTGTTCACACCAGTGCGCTTCATCAACAAGGGCGAACACGCGATCACCAGCAAAGTGGCCGTGCTCCCCGAAGTGCAGAAGATGGTTGTGATGACACCGTATCAAGCCGATGCGTCAGGCCGTGCGCCAAAGTTGGAAGCCCCCAAAGCTGAAACACCCAAAGCCGCCGCACCTGTTGTTGAAGCTGATGCAGTGGAGGAGCCCAAGAAGCGCGAGTCCAAGAAGACCGCCGAAGTCACACCTGCGCCCAAGAAGAGCTTGGATTCCGTGGTTGCGGCTTGGACGGACGAGGAGTAACGCATGACCTATGGTTACAGCCAGAGTTTGGTTGCGGCAAACAAAAAAGCCAATGCTAAATCTTTGGGCGTAGCCTTGGGTCGCTTCTGCGTTGTGCGGGGGATTTCAGCAATGAGAGTTGCGGAAGCACTGGGCGTGAGCCGTACTACGGTTTACAACTGGTTCGTGGGCGAGTTCGCCCCATCCCCCGACCACAGCGAGCAGATCGAGCGTTTCATGGCACGGCACAAAAAACACGGATAACAATGTCTACATTTGATTTGCTCGACACCGTACTGCCGACAGACGGTAGGTACTGCGTGGTTGGCATAGGTAAGTATGTAGATCAGCGTTTTGCAGACACAAGGGAAGATGCCGAAGCGATCATCCAAGAGTTCAACACCAAACAAGTCAATGTGTATTTTGGTTGCGCCAAGTTCGGCACAGCAGATGACAGGACGCACGAGAACGTAGCCTTTGTCCGAGCCCTTTGGCTGGATATTGATTGCGGCCCGACCAAAGGTGTACCGAATTCCAAAGGGAAGATTGAAGGCTACCTCGACCAGCAAACAGGGCTGGTAGAGCTTCAAAAGTTTTGCAAAGCAATCGGCTTACCCAAACCAATCTTGGTGAACTCCGGTAACGGCGTTCATGCTTACTGGTTGCTTGAAGATACATTGACCCGCAAAGAGTGGGAGCCACTGGCCAAGCGACTTAAACAACTCTGCAAAGAGCAGGGCTTGATCGTTGACGACAAAGTATTTGAGGCATCGCGTGTTCTGCGTGTGCCTGAGTCAATGAATGTGAAGAAGGGCTTGGAACCCAAGCCAGTCAATGTTTGGAACGAAGTCTCCCCACGGATACCGACTGACAAGCTACGCGAACTACTCGGCGCACCTGAGCCCAAAGAAGTAGAAGAAGCACCCGACTTCGTGCCCTCCGCCATGAGCCCCATGATGGAAGCGTTGATGGGCAACAAGGTCAAGAAGTTTAAAAACATCATGCTCAAGGCCGAGAACGGCTGTGCGCAACTGAACTACGTATTCCAAAACCAAGGTGAGATTGATGAACCGCTGTGGGTATCAGCCCTCTCGATTGCGGCGTTCTGTGCAGATGGTGACCGTGCCGCGCACAAAATGTCAGACCAGCATCCTGAGTATGACCCGAGCCTAGTTGACAACAAGCTTAGAAACGCTCGCAAGCGCGGTGGCCCACACCACTGCACGACATTTGAAGAACGAAACCCCGGTGGTTGCGATGGTTGCCCACACAAAGGCAAGATCACATCCCCAATCGTGCTGGGCATAGAAATAGAAGAAGCGACCGAAGCCGACAACGAAGTGGTGGTGGAGACTGAAAAGGGTGAGGAAGTTAAGCACCAAATCCCAGAGTACCCATTCCCATTTTTCAGG